ACCGCCAATGACATATTCCTCTTTTAAACACGCTAACTGTGTTGGTTGCTTAAAAGCAGGCAAACAACATTGGTACATTGTTTATTGTACACGTCCTGATATATGGGCTAAGGCTAAATGGGCAGAAGAAGAAATTGGACATTCTATTATAAAGGGTGTATACTTAGAAGAACTGGAGGAAGACTTTGAAAGAATGAAGCAAGCTGACGTACCTCAAACAGAACGTATAGTACAGCAAACATTCTGGAAGATTACCAGAGAGGCACTGAACAAGCAAATTGACAGTGACGAAGATAGTAAACCCTGTGAATGTGTATTTTAAAGGAACACACTGATGACTAGGAAACAAATTGCAAAGCCTACACCCCGCAGGGGCAAGCAAACACGCTCCAATGACGTTGTAGAGGCTTTGGAGATGCAAGCAAACCAGATCAACGAATATGTATCTGCTAGGGATAGGATTGATGAGAGTCCTATAGAACCTAAGACAGAGAACCAGAAGCGTTATCTGAACTCTATGAAGACTAGCACAGTCACCTTCGCCACAGGTGCAGCAGGTACTGGTAAGACTTGGATGTGTGCAGCCTATGCTTCTCAGTTGCTCAAGACAGGTCAGACAGACAAGATCATTGTCACCAGACCAGCAGTAGAGGCGGGTGAATCATTAGGGTTTTTGCCGGGCGAATTGGAGGAAAAATTTGATCCTTACTTGCAGCCCTTTAAAGAAGTCTTTAATGAGAGACTTGGTAAAAGCTTTGCAGCTTACTTGATTAAAACAGGTAGAATCGAAGCAGCACCTCTAGCGTACATGAGGGGTAGGACTTTTAAGAACGCTTTCGTTATCCTTGACGAGGCACAGAATACAACACCTACACAGATGAAGATGTTCTTGACACGCATTGGAGAGAACTGTAGAGTGGTGGTTAATGGTGATACTAGACAGAAGGATATCAGAGGTATGTCAGGGCTTGAGGACGCTGTAAACAGGCTTCTTTGGATTCCAGAGGTACGACATATTAAGTTTGAAGTTTCTGATATTGTTCGTTCCAGTATTGTTTCAGATATTATTACAGCTTACGATAGGGAATGATTATGACCGATGAAAAAAAGTTTATTAAACTATTGACAGACTATGAACACCCCGCTATAATCGTATACATTACTGATTCAGGGTATTTAAAACTTCAGACTTCAGGTGATTTAGAATTAACTCAGCGTATGTTGGGTGCAGCAGCAGACTTTGTATTACAAGCAAAAGAGGTAGATGTCTCTGATGGTTACTAAGAATTCGTAAACAAAATTAACTTACACTAAGGAAACAAACATGGATAACGCAAAACCAATTCAAATTCGTGCAAAGATTTATTGGGCTAATCTTGCCAAGGTTAATGAGATGTCAGGCAAGTATCAGGTAGACCTCGGTAACCTGTCTCCAGCAGCTATCAAGGCTCTTGAGACTCTGGGCTTGGAAGTCAAAAACAAAGGTGATGAACGTGAGTTCTTCATTACCTGCAAGTCACAACACGCTATCCGAGCCTACAACAAAGATGGCTCAGAGATCACTGATCGCCTTGTTGGTAACGGCTCAGAAGGAATCGCAGTTATCGGTGCTTATGCTTGGTCGTTTAAGAACAAGAAAGGTGTCTCCCCTTCAATCAAGAAACTCACTGTTACTACATTGGTAGAGTTCAGTGCAGTGGATGATGTAGAGTCTGTAGAGGCAGGTGGTGTTGGGGCTATGGCAGAAGACGAAATCCTGTGATCGCCATTATAGACGGTGATGTTTTCGCATACCGTTGTGGCTTTGCAGCAGAGAAAGAAGGTCAAGACGAGGCAACTTGCTTGATGCTTCTTTCTAGTCTACTGGAGAGGATTGTCTACGATGATTTGATTGCTGATGATGCTGTGGGCTTCCTTACAGGTCATGGCAACTTCAGGAATGACATTGCTGTAACAGCCCCCTACAAAGGGCAACGGAAGGGCTTAAAACCTGCCTTTCATGGCTTGATTAGAGAGTACCTGACAAGTGCATGGAACTTCAAAGTAACTGAGGGTATCGAGGCTGATGACGCTGTTGTGACCTATGCTGAATCACTGGAGGAACCACACTTTATTGTGGCTGTTGATAAAGACTTCCTCCAGAAAGAAGGCTGGCATTACAACTGGGTTAAGAAGCAGAAGCGGTATGTGTCAGAGTGGGAAGGTATCTACAACCTATACAAACAGGTGTTAGTGGGTGACGTTGTGGATAACATCGGTGATAAGAAGACTGATAAGCTTTTCGCTGAATGTACTACAGAAGTAGAACTATTTAATACCTGTGTTGAAGCCTTCAGTGGTAATGAAGACAGAGTTGTAGAGAATCTTAAGTTACTCTATCTACAACGGTACGAAGGTGATATATGGCATAAAGGGAAACTTGATGAAAGTACAGTCAGGAAAGGCTAAAGGGAGACGATTGCAACAATTAGTTAGAGACGCTATTCTGGATATGTTTCCAGAGTTAGAACCAGATGATTGCCGAAGCACGCCACTAGGAACCCAAGGTGAAGATATCCAATTATCGCCAAAAGCGAGAGCAACAGTTCCTATTTCTATCGAGTGTAAAGCTAGAAAGTCCTTCAAGACCTTCTACGATTTCTACGAACAAGCCAGAGGACAAGGAAAAGGAGAGCCTGTTGTTGTCATTAAACAAGACAGAGCCAAGCCTTTAGCATTAGTTGATATGCAGTTCCTACTTAAACTTTTAAGGGATAGTTATGAGCATAACAAAGTGTAAAGGGTTTGGTTGTCCTTTAGCTAATTACTGTGAACGATATAAAAAAGATGCTACACCAACCCTAGGAGAACACTGGTTTAGAGGTGTTCCTTTCTCTGACGAGGGTGGCTTAATTGAGTGTCACCACTATATTGACAAAGAAAACCTAGCAGTAAAACTTATGGAGAGGTTACAGAATGGCAAAGATGGAAGTATCACTGCTTGATACGATGGGAAGCGATGATGGAGTCACCAATGCAGCAAGGGTATCATTCGCTAAAGACGCTACTAACTTTACAGATGAGCAGAATGATAAACTGATTGAGTACTTAGCGAAGCACAACCACTGGAGTCCTTTTGCACATACTAGTCTTCAGTTTCGTATCAAGGCTCCTATCTTCGTGGCTAGACAGCTTGGAAAGCACCAAGTAGGGCTTGTATGGAATGAGGTGTCACGTAGGTATGTAGACTTTGAACCAGAGTTCTATATGCCCCCTACGTTGCGTTTAAAGGCTGCTAACGTGAAGCAAGGTTCCAGTGAAGATATATTAGACTTGACTGATTGGCGGTATACAGAGTCTGAGTGGGTTGTGAAGAATTGTAAAGATTTATATAACGACTTACTCAATGCTGGTGTGTGTGCTGAACAGGCTCGGATGTTCCTCCCACAGAACATGATGACTGAGTGGATATGGACAGGTAGTCTGATGGCTTTCTCCAGAGTGTGTCAATTGAGACTTGATAGTCACACCCAGTATGAAACTAGATTGATTGCTCAGAAGATTGATAAAGAGATTAGAACTTGTGGTTTGTTTGATGTATCATGGGAGGCTTTAAATGCGTAATGTTATTATTAAGATGCCTATTGGTAGCTCAGGCGAGCTTCAATGCGAGATCACTGAAGAAACCTTTGGTCATCAGCGTAGCTGTGGTGAGATACTGACTAAACTATTAACAGCGTATTATGAGTATCCTATTAAGGTAACTGTAGAGACAGATGAAGAACTCATTGATGCTCTTACGGATTATAAGACTCGTAATATATTTAACGAAAGAACTGTATGAGACATTTGATTATACCTGATGTGCAAGTCAAACCTAACCAAGATATCTCCTTCCTTACCTCTGTTGGTAAGTACATTGTGGACATGAAGCCTGATGTTATTGTCTGCATTGGTGACTTCTTCGATATGCCTTCGTTGAGTGTTTATGATATCGGTAAGAAATCCTTTGAAGGTCGTTGTCTTAACGATGACCTTGAAGCAGGGAAGAAGGCAATGGAAACTTTGCTGCAACCCATCAGAAATGAGCAAATGAGACTTATTCGCAATAAGGATAAGCAATGGAAGCCTAGAATGGTATTCACTTTAGGCAACCACGAAGAAAGAATTATGAGGGCTATTGAGTCTGACAGGAAACTAGAAGGATTCTTGTCCTATGATGATCTTGGATTAGAGGAACAAGGATGGGATGTAAAAGACTTCTTAGAGGTTGTTGTAATTGATGGTGTTGCTTATAGTCATTATATGGTTTCTGGTTCTATGGGACGTCCTATAGGGACTGCACAGCAGATGGTAAACAAGACTCACATGAGTTGTGTAGTAGGACATCAGCAGGGCAGACAAGTAGCCTATGGACGCAAAGCAGATGGCTCCAGCATCACCTGTATCATTGCAGGTAGCTGTTATGACCACAACGAGGACTACATGGGCATACAGGGTAACAAGCACTGGAGAGGTGTTGTAGTGCTTAACGAAGTTGATAACGGTAGCTTTGATGAGATGTTCGTTAGTCTTAAATACCTGAAAGGCAAATATGCTTGAAGAATTGTTCACTATCTTCTTGACATTCATGCCTCTGCTGTGTATACTTTTTTTAATGGTTAAGCACTTCTTCGAGGACTAAATATGCAGTATGAAATAGTAGACGGTAAAAAATATATTAGAGTAAAACACGTACTATCAAAAGAGTTAGGGAGTGCTTGTAAAAGCTGTGTTGCTGATTTGGACGCAGCTTTATGTAAAGAACTATCCAGTAGAGACTGTGTAGGTCACCGTTTTGAAAAAGGAGATGAAGACATGCAGGTAGGTGGTACACATTATAAAGACTTGCCAATTCAGCCTTTCGATATTATGAAGGCTAACTTTAAGAAAGAAGAATACGAAGGTTATCTCCGTGGTAATGTCCTTAAGTATCTTCTTCGGTACCAGACTAAGAACGGTGTAGAAGACCTTAAGAAGGCTTCACATTACCTTGATGAACTTATAACTTTTTTAGAGGTGTAAAATGATTATTACGACCACTGACCTGTGTGAGAGACTTAAACAGATTGACGAAGTTACTCTCTTGGAGTTGCTTCATATTAGAAGTGAAGATATTGTAGACAGGTTCGAGGACTTCATTATTAAGAAGTCTGTTGAACTACAGGAAGAATTAGATGATAACGATGAGGAAGAATATGACAAAATTGGTTGTTGATTATAGCAGAGATAATTTGTTTGATGAGTTGGGACTAAAGAGGCTCAAAGAGTCTTATATGCGTCCTGAAGAAAAGAGTCCACAAGATAGGTTTGCTTATGTTGCAGAAGCCTTTGGTAGTTGTCCTTTCCATGCTCAGAGACTCTATGATTATGCTAGTAAGCATTGGCTTAGTTTCAGCACACCTATTCTAGCCTTTGGAAAAGACCCTAAAGCAATGCCTATTAGTTGCTTCTTGCCTTACATGGATGACAGTGCAGCAGGGCTAGTTAATACCCTGTCAGAGACTAATTGGTTGTCGATGATGGGAGGTGGTGTAGGTATCTCTGTAGGCATCCGTGCCAGTGATGGTAAGTCTACAGGTGTTATGCCTCACCTGAAGGTGTACGACAGTGCTTGCTTGGCTTACAAACAGGGTACAACAAGGCGTGGTAGTTATGCTATGTATCTGGATATTAGTCACCCTGATATTACTCAGTTTCTTGAGATGCGTAAGCCTACAGGGGATGTTAATAGTCGCTGTCATAACCTGCATCACGGTATCAACATCACTGATAAGTTTATGCAGATTATTGAGCGGTGTACCAGTGACCCTAAAGCAGATGACTCATGGGAATTAATCAACCCTAATGATGGTAAAGTCTACGAGACTGTATCTGCTAAAGAGTTGTGGATGAAGATTATTGAGTTGCGTATGACAACTGGTGAGCCTTATCTGCACTTCATTGATACTACTAACAAGGCTTTACCAGAGTATCAGAAGGCAATGGGTTTGAAGTGTCATGGTAGTAACCTGTGCAGCGAGATCACACTGGCACAGAACAAAGATAGAACTGCTGTGTGTTGTCTTAGTAGTGTTAATCTTGAATACTGGGATGCTTGGAAAGACGATGATTTATTCCTACATGATATAGCAGAGATGCTAGATAATGTACTTGAATACTTTATTGACAGTGCTCCTGAAGAGATTAGTAGAGCTGCATACAGTGCTTACCGTGAGCGGAGTATTGGCATTGGGGCTCTAGGTTTTCATGCTTTATTGCAACAAAAAATGATTGCCTTTGAATCACCAATGGCAGTTGGACTAAATAAACGTATATTCAAACATATTAGGGAACAACTCAATGCTGCTAACAGCTTACTTGGTATATTGCGTGGTAGTTGTCCTGACGCTGTTGAGTCAGGGGCTGTACACAGACGCTTCAGCCATCTCATGGCTATTGCCCCCAATGCTAGTAGCTCCATTATTATGGGTAACACTTCCCCATCTGTGGAACCTTTCAGGGCTAACGCCTATCGTCAAGATACCCTTAGTGGGAGTAGTATTAATCGTAACAGGTTTCTCGATAGCATTATTAACAGATACTATAGCGAAAAGAAGATATCACTGACACCTGAGAAGGTTTGGGAAGATATCGTTAGTAATGAAGGTTCTGTTCAGCACTTAGACTTCTTCTCAGAACACGAGAAAGAAGTATTTAAGACTGCAATGGAAATAGACCAACAGTGGGTCATACAACACGCTGCTGATCGTCAGGAATACATTGACCAAGCACAGAGTATTAACTTGTTCTTTAGACCTGATGACTCAATTAAGTACATCCACAATGTACACTTGAGAGCTTGGCAGATGGGACTGAAGACTTTGTACTACTGTCGTTCTGAGAAGATCGGTAAAGCAGACAAAGTGAATAACAAAGTTGTTCGCAGAGTTATTGATGAAGAAACAGCTTGCCTAGCTTGTGAATAAGTATTGACAACATAGCCTACATAGTTTATTCTATGTAGGCTTTTTTATCTCTAAGGAAAATATGACAACCAACTTCGACAAAGTAGCAGAGTTTATGCTGACTTTTAAACAAGACGTACACGAGACTCCAACGTTCCCTGACCATGATACTCAGAATCTTCGCTTGAGTCTTATCAAAGAAGAATTTGAAGAGCTTATTGAGGCTGTCTACTACAGTGACATGGTAGAGATCGCTGATGCACTTACAGACCTGTTATATGTCATATATGGAGCTGGTCATGCCTATGGTATAAACC